CGGCTGGCGGGCGGGCACGCCGGCAAGAGCTGGACGCTGCTGCCTTGGCAGAAGTGGGTGCTTGCCTCGGCGATCGGCTGGCGGTGGTCGGACGGCACGCCGCGGACCCGCCTGCTGCTCCTTCAGGTCGCCCGCAAGAACGGGAAGAGCACCCTGATGGCGGGGCTTGCCCTGTGGGAGGTGATCGGCAGGCAAAAGCCCGGCAGGTCGGTCCACGTCATCGCGAACAAGCGGGAGCAGGCGCGGATCGTCCTGGACACCGCCCGGGACATGGCGCGACCGCTCCTGCCGGACAAGACGCAGGCTGGTCAGCGGTGCATCCAGCACAACCGCATCCTTACCGACTGGGGCTTCCTCGACTCCCAGACGGCGATGGAGAAGTCGCTGGACGGGTTGAACCCCAGCCTGTGGATCGGGGACGAGGTCAGCGAGTGGCGCGGGCGGTTCATCACGAAGCTCACGACCTCGACGGTGGGGCGGGAGGACGCCCTGGGCTGCCTGATCACCACGCCGGGCAACAACCCGGAGCTGGTCTACCCAGAGCTCGTCCAGCAGGCGGAGCGGATGCTCGAGGGGGAGCTGAAGCTGGATGACCAGCAGGCGTTCATCTACGGGGTGGACGAGACCGACGATCCGGCGGACCGAGGCTGCTGGGGCAAGGCGAACCCCAGTCTGGGCGCCGCCCTCAAGCTCGAGACGCTCGAGCAGCAATGGAACACCATGCAGCTGACGCCGCTGGGCAGGACCGAGTTCCTGCGGTTCCACCTCGCCCGCGCCATCGACGTTGCCGGAAGGTGGCTCGAGATGTCGCACTGGGACGCGGTCACGACGCCCGCCGACGTGCCCGACGGGTCGGAGGTCTGGATGGGCGTGGACCTCTCGAAGAGTCAGGACATGTCGGCGGTGGTGGTCTGCCGCCCTTCCGCGGACGGCTCGGTCAGCCTGGTCGGGCGGTACTGGTACCCGGAGCTGCACGCCCACGAACGGGAGATCACCTACCAGCTGCCGTTCCGCCGGTGGGCGGCGGAAGGCCGGATCACCTTGTGCCCTGGTCGGACGATCGAGTGGGACATGATCATCGCGGAGATCATCGAGCTGAGCCGCCGCTACCGGGTCAGGCAGATCGCGGTGGACCCCTGGAACGACACGATGTTCAACAAGCCGCTGGTCGCCGCCGGTCTGCCGGTGGTCGAGCACGGGCAGGGCATCTCGATGATGGGACCCGCCAGCCAGCAATGGCAGAACCTGTGGCTGGGTCGCAAGATCCGCCACGGGGGAGACCCGATCCTTAGGAGCGCCTGCGCGAACGCCGCGGCAAGGGTGGACGATGCTGGCAACATCCGACCCAGCAAGCGCCACAGCCGAGGGCTCATCGACCCGGTGATAGCGGCGATCATGGCGGTACACGCCTGGGCACTAGGCCAGGGAACCACGCCCTCGATGTACGAGCAGGGGGCCACGATCTAACACCCGCGCGGTACAATACCCCTCGAGCGGGCATAGACAGGCTCGAGGCTGGGCAGGGTCCTCGACATACTGAAGCGGGCATTCAGCTTGAAGACGCTGTCTTCGAGCAATGTCTTCATGATCGGCGAGCCCGCGTCGAGCGGCGAGCGGGTCACCGAGGACACGGCCCTCGGGATCGTCGCGGTTCAGCGGGCGATCTCGATGATCTCGAACGACATCGGGCGCCTGCCGCTGCATGCGGCGGTCCGCGAAGCGGACGGTGATTTGCTGCCGATCGAGTCTGACTCCATCGACCTGCTGAGCCGGGACCCGAACCGCTGGATGTCCGGCTTCGAGCTGCGGCGGACGATGACCTCGCAGGCGCTCCGCTACGGCAACGCCTTCTGCCACATCGTCCGAAACGGTCGCGGCGAGGTCCTCGAGCTGATCCCGCTGCTGCCCGCGGACGTGCAGCTGCACGTCCGACCGGATGACGTCTACTACCAGCACCACGTCATGGGCCGCATCGAGCCCGACGAGCTGATCCACCTGCGGGCGCCGGGGCTCGACGGGCTCTGGGGTCAGTCGCCGGTGCGGCTTGCCCGCGAGGCGCTCGGTCTCATCAAGGCGATGGACCGCACCGCAGGCAAGCTCTACGCCCAGGCGGGCATCCCCAAGCTCGCCCTGGTGCATCCCGGCAACATCTCGCCCGCGGCGGTGCAGTCGATCCAGGACAGCTACCAGTCCAAGCACGCCGGCGCCGAGAACGCGGGGCGCCCGCTGGTGCTCGGCGAGGGCATGAGGATCGAGCGGCTGAACCAGTCGCTCGAGGACCAGATGTTTCAGCAGGCGCGGGAGTTCTCGATTCAGGAGGTCTCGCGGCTGTTCGGCGTGCCGGTCGTCTACCTAAGCGAGCACAGCCGGAGCACGTTTGCAAGCATCGTCGAGCTCACCCGCACCTACTGGGACGGGTGCCTGGCTCATTGGACCGCGGCTTGGGGCGAGGAAGTCCGCCGCAAGCTGCTGGCGCCAGGCCAGGAAGTCCACTGGGACACGCGCGACCTGTTGAAAGGCTCGTTCAGCGATCAGGTGGCGTCACTCCGCTCCGCTGTCGAAGCGGGACTCCTCACACGAAATGAGGCCCGCCAGCGCCTCGGTATGCCGACGCTGCCTGGGCTGGACGAGCCCTTAACGCCCGCGAACACGCTCACGCAGGAGCAGCAGCAGCAGCCGCCCGCAGAGGAGCCGCCCGATGCAGCTTGAGATCCGCCGCGGGATCAACGTGGTCGAGGCGACCGGACGCCGGCTCGTCGGATACGCCAGCGTCTTTGACCGCCCGAGCCTCCCGCTGACCGACTCGCGCGGGCGCGAGTTCACGGAGTTCGTGAACCGCGGTGCGTTCGCCGACAGCATCAAGCGGGGCGGCACCTGGGCGCTCTGGAACCACGACGCCGGCGAGGTGCTCGCCCGCCACCCGTACACGCTCTCGCTCCTCGAGGACGAGGTCGGACTGCGGTTCGGGTTCGAGCTGCCCGAAACCAGCCGCGGCAACGACGTTCGCGAGCTGATGTCGAAGGGCGTCCTCGAAGGGCAGATGTCCTTCGGGTTCCGCGTCCGCGAGGACCGCTGGTCCCAGCGCGGCGACGAGCGCGTCCGCGACCTCGTCGCGGTGGACCTCGTCGAAATCTCGGTGGTGCCCGAGGCCGCGTACCCCCAGACCTCAAGCCAGCTTCGTCACGTTGACCAGCTGGCGCACGTCCGCCGGCGCCTCGCGCTGGCCTCCAGGAGTTTGCGATGAACCTCAAGGAGCTGCGGGAGCAGCGTGCCGCGTGCATCCTCGCGGCCCAAAAGATCCTCGACGGCCTGCCGCAGGGCAAGGCGATGAACGGCGAGGACGAGACCAAGTTCGACAAGCTGGTAGCCGACAGCGACGCGATCGAGAAGCAGATCCGCGCGATGGAGCGGCGCGAGTGGGTTGACGCGGCCACCGACGCGATCTCGAAGCCCGTTCGCAAGGTGGCTGCCGCCGCCTACGCGGCGCACCAGACCGGCGCCACCGGCGACGAGTACCGCAAGGCGTTCCGAGCCTACCTCGGCTCGGGCGACCCGACCGAGCTCCGCGTCATGTCGGTCGGCACGACCGCCAATGGCGGCTTCACCGTGCCCGAGACGGTCGAGGGTCGGATCGTCGAGAAGCTGCGCCAGTCCAGCGTCATCCGCTCGATCGCGCGCACGACCAGCACGCCGGACGATCGGAAGATCCCGATCCAGAACGCGATTCCCACCGCGGCGATCATCGGCGAGGGATCGTCGATCAGCGCGAGCGATGCGACGTTCACCCAGCTCTCCGTCGATTCCTACAAGTACGGCGCGCGGATCGTCGCCTCGCGCGAGCTCCTCGACGACAGCGGCGTCAACCTCGAGGAGTACGTCATCCGCATGGCCTCGGAGGCGATCGCCCGCGCCCAGGACGAGCACTTCTGGGATGGAGACGACGACGGCAAGCCTAAGGGCGTCATCGACGGCGCGCTGGAAGTCACGCCTGAGATCACCGTCACGACGTTCGGCACCGGCAACACGACCAGCCTCACGTCCGCGGACGCGACGGTGGACAAGGTGCTTGACTGGGTCTACAGCCTGCCGGTGCAGTACCGCATGGGCTCCGTGATCGTCACCAGCGACCAGGTGCTCAAGAACCTGCGGAAGCTTCGCAACACCGCGGGCGACTATCTCTGGCAGGCCAGCCCGGTCGAGCGCATGCTTGCCGGGGGTCCCGCAGGGACCATCCTCGGCTACCCGTACTACATCAGCGAGTACGTGGATGCGATGGCCGCCAGCAAGATCGTCGCGGTGTTCGGGAACTTCAACTACTACGAGATCTTCGATCGTGGCCCGACGGAGGTCCTGGTCGATCCGTACTCCTCGGCGAGCACCTGGCAGATCCAGATGATCGTCGTGAAGCGCTCCGACGCGCTTCGGACGCTGGATGATGCGTTCGTCGCGCTGAAGACCTCGGCGTCCTGATCCCTTAGCCCCCCGGAAGGTCGGGGCGCCCTGAGCATGCCCGCCAGGGCGCCCCGGCTTCGGAGGCGCCATGCCCGTAGTTCCTCACTCGATGTTCAGGGCCATGCTTCGCATCGACTTCGATGCGGACGATGCCCCGCTTAGCTCCTACCTCGACGCCGCGACGGCGTTCGTGGAGCGGCATACCCGCCGCAAGCTCTCGCAGGTGACCCGGACTCTGGTGGTCCACACGGACTGGCCGGAGTCGATCACGCTGCCGTTCCCGCCGTTCGTCAGCGTCACCGCGGTCACCTACAAGGACACCGCGGGCAACACGCAGACGCTGTCGAGCTCGTACTACAAGCTCGACGAGACGGGTCCGCTCGCCCGCCTGAAGTTCTACGACGATCCTCCCGACCAGCACGAAGACGCGCCGCGGATCGCCATCGCCTACGTCTGCGGCTACGCGGCGGGCGCCATTCCGCACGACCTTCAGCTCGCGGTGATGCGGATCGCAGGCACCTACTACATGAACCCCGAGGCGGTCGGGATGCTGACGCTGCAAGAGGTGCCGTTCGGCGCCCGCGCGGTGATCGCCAACTACGCCACGCCGACCCTCTCGGCTGATGGGCTCGACGCATGAGCCTCATAAGCGGCGGGCAGCTGCGGCACCGGGTCACGGTGTTCACCGCGTCCTCGAGCGTCGATTCGCTCGGCGAGCGGTCCACGACGCTCACGCGGGGACCCACGATCTTCGCGGAGGTGCGGGCGATCGGGGCGACCGAGACGAGCTACGGCGACGGCGCCGCGATGCGGACCCAGTACCAGGTCCGCACCCGCTGGCGCTCCGGCGTCAACGCGGGCGTGGCGGCGACGAGCGTCCTCGAGTACCGCGGCGACCAGCTGCAAGTGCTCGGCTTCGTCCGCGAGCGCGAGGAGGAGGACGTGATGCTCATCGACGCGGTGAGGGTCGCATGAGCATCGAGGCGGCCACCTTCTCGATCCTCGCGGCGTCGGCGGCGGTCGATGCCATCGCGGCGAACCGGATCAGCCCGCACCAGCGGCTTCAGTCCACGGCGCTCCCGGCGGTCACCTACCGCGTGGAGCAAGTCGAGCCCGTCCGCGAGCTCGCCGGGACCGCCTCGCTCTTCTCCGCCCGCCTCACGGTCTCGGCGATCGCCGAGACCTACGCCTCCGCCAAGAGCCTGGGCAACGCGGTCCGCAACGCGGTCGCAGCGGCGACCGGCTCGCATGGCGGGATCACCGTCAAGTCCGCCCGCCACTCGCTCGAGGTCGCCGTCGAGGCGGGCATCGGCGAGGGCGAGGAAGACCTGCCCTACCAGATCGATCACCAGTTCATCGTCCACTACACGGAGTAAGCCAATGGCAGCCGGATCAGCCAACACCGCCAAGTTCTACTGGGGCGCGACCATCAACGCGGGCGCCCTCGTCGGGGACCTGGTCGGGATCAACGACTTCACGATCGACGCCGCCCAGATCGACGTATCGACGATCGGCGCGTACGCCTACCGCGAGTTCATCGGCGGCAAGTACCAGGCGACGTTCACCATCGAGGTGTTCTGGAACCAGAGCGCCCATGGCAGCCTGATGACCGACCTGCTCGCCCGCACCAAGCGGAACTTCGAGCTCGACTTCCAGAACGGCCAGGTGACCGGCGAGGCGATCCCGACCAACGCGGCGGTCACCGCCACGCAGGATGACGCCGTCCGCGCCACGCTGTCCTTCCAGGTGACCGGCGCCCTGACGATCGCCGCGACGAGCTCTGGCCCCTGATGCTCCGAGACCGCCTGACCCTTCTCCGCGCGCCACGCCGGATCGATCTCGCCGACGGTCCGGCGTGGCTGCGCGTTCC